ATTTAAATATTCATATTTTGATCTGTGGACCGGAAATCAAGAAGATCCAGTTCCGTCAAATTTAAAAAATCAAGTTTAAATGTAATCTAGGGGGTTGTCTGACCAGCCCTCTGCGGTGTTCGGGTTGGCATCCGGTTTATAAGGCAGCTTATTCGTTTCAGGCTTCATCACCTTGCGTTTCTTTCGCTTGGGTGCAGGCTCGGGCTCTTCTTCTACAGAAGGGCTTATAGGCGATTCTGCAACGACATCATCCCATTCTTCATCCCCTTCAGCATCTTCCAAAATTTCAACCCCTTCAAAACTTTCTATCATATCATTAACAAAATTTACAAAATCTTCATTATTAAAAAGTTCGTTTAAAAGTTCTAATCCATTTTCTACGCCGTGGGGTGCATCGGGAGAAGAACTTACAATTGATTTCGGATCAGTCTGCATTGCCATAAAATAAACTTCATACATTTTTTCTAATTCTATTGCAGGCAATCCAATATAAACTATTACGGATCTGGGTAGATTAACTTCATACCCTCTAACGTTCAGTAAATAATTTGAAAGTTTTACGTATTCTATTGGTTGACCAGTTTGATCTTTTGTATAATAATTTTCCAAAAGAGCTGGTAGTTTAATAGTGATTTTATCAGGCGCTGCTTCGCTAACCATTCCAATCAATTCTTCCCCAGAAGTCAACTTAACTACTCGCAACGCGCCTGAGAATTCATTCTCAGGAAGTGAATCGGACATAGTGATGTCCTCCCTTCCTTACTATTTATCTTTCAAAGGCTGTCGAATGACATTGAACATATCTTGTAATCAAATTTTTCTTTATTGTATATTTTAACACGTTCTTCAAAATGTCTAAGCACGTGATTTTTGTGAGATTTCCAAGAAAGATCGTCAACAATGTCATAGACTTTAAGTGTTTTCTTTTTCTCGGAAACACGAAGCCCACGACCGATGCTTTGCAAAAGTCTTATTACTGATTTAGTAGGTGAAGCAAAGATAATATTGTCGAGATTAACAATATTGATACCAGCAGAGGTAGTGCCATAGGAGGCAACAAGGATCGCGTCTTTTTCTTTGTCGATAACCCGGCGGATATATTCTCTTGCGTCTGCTTCTGTTTTTCCGTGAATGAGATATACTTTTCTATTCGTTCCCGCTGCTTCCAAGAGAGCGGCAAGGGGCTTCCCGTGCGCTTCGACATAATTAAAGAGGATAAGGGTATTCCCTTTGGTGCGGAGTGCGAGTTCTTTGATGAATTCGTTTCTTTTTTCATTATCTACGATCCACTTTATTTCATCGACGTATTTTTGCTTTTTAAGTAATTGTTTTTCTTGTTCTGTATATTTAAGCAAAATGCAATCTATACCAAGTTTTGCTAATAGCCCCTTATTCATCAAGTTTTTTGTATGAATAAACTGGACAGCCGGACCCAGTATTCCTTCTATGCTTAATCTGTGTGCTTGTGTCTGTTGTAATGTACCAGTGGTCCCAATTCTAAACCAAGCCTTTGAAAGTTTTTGACCGATAAAGTTTATCGATTCCGCTTTTGCTTGATGACATTCATCAAAAAAGATTGCGTCAAATTTATCAAACCACTGTTTTGGTAACTTGTATATTGACTGCCAAGTTGATATGACTATCTGTTTGTCGGTCTCTTTATCTACACCAGCAGAGATTTTGTGTATGTATTTTTTGCAGGACCAAGATTTGTCTTGACTTGAATAATCAAAAAAATCAGATTCCATCTGATTTACGAGACCTACTGTTGGAACCAAAATTAATATTTTGCGATCTGTAGGTAATACCTTTTGAAGAAACCGAACCAAGACGTATATAATAAGACTTTTGCCTGAGCCAGTCGGAGAGATCAAGACCGAACGATGGTTGTTCAATGCATGCAAAATACCCTGTTTCTGGTGGTCGTGCATCTGCACAACCTGTTTGCGCACGGAAACCTTCAAGGATTCGTAAAAAGCCATAAGTTGGGCCTCTGTTGCGCATAGTGGGTTTTTGCTCTCCTTTACGTTTAAACTGTATCCACGATCATTACAAAATTTTTCAAGATATGTTTTCAAACCTCTTGGAAGAGTAGATGAAAGAATATCGTACAGACGAATTTTTCCGTCCCACAGCCTCCGTTTAAACATAGGCATGTATTGGGCACCGGGGACCATAAATGAGAAGTAATCTCTCAGTTCTTGTTTTAGCCCCTTTTCAGTCTTTACATAGTATCTTACTTCATCAATAGATTCAACATCTATATCCACTCAATATTTATACGATACCATTCATCATTTTTTGCCAGTCGATTGCTGACTTTATTGCAAAGTTTCTATTATTGAGTGCTTTAAGAAATTCTTCAACCATCTTTACTTTCACTTCATTGACCGAAATCTTTGCTTTGAGCTCAATCAATTTTGGATCGGCTTCCATAAATTTATCTACATCAGTTTTAAGAATATCCAAATCAAATGGATCTTCATTCCAATGTTGGAGTTCTTCTTGAGAAGCTTTACCTGTGTAAATTTTCCATTTACGAAGTTTCATTACAGCAAAATCACTTTGCTGTTTTGCCAAAAGTAGTTTAAGATCTGTCAAAATATTAAGATACTTTCCGTGTATTTGAGGTATCTTAAGAGACTCTATTCCTAACTCTGTAGAGTCTATTTGAGAGTCTTTAGTAATAAGTTCTTTAAGGTTCTCTAGATTCATCTTTTAGAGATTACTCTATAGTATACTTTAGATAATGTCAAATAAATATATTTGACTTTAGTATTTCAAGATTTATAATGACTGTGAGATCTTATGATTCCAAAAATTTTACACCAACTGTGGGTAGGACCAAAGAAGCCGCCTTTAGAACAAATACAAACTTGGAAAGATAAAAATCCTTCATGGACTCATATGTTTTGGAATGAGTCAACTTTGAAGGAACAATTTCCAAATGGACTTTATAATCAATCACAATATGATGCCATGCCAGAATGGAATGGCAAATGTGATATTGCCCGTTATGAAATTCTCCAAAAATTTGGAGGATTTTTTCTTGATGCAGATTGTACTGCATTAAGATCATTAGATGATTATCTTTTGGAAAATGATGCATTCAGTTGTTACGAAAATGAATGGCTTCGTGGGAACTTGGTTGCAGCTGGCTATCTAGCAACAACACCAAACAACCCTTTAATAAACTCTTTGGTTGAAAGATTACACAATCTTGATGGGTTTAGTCTGTGGGAAGGAAATCTTACAGCATGGAAAACTGTAGGTCCGGTATTTTTGACTAAAACAATTCATGAAACCCATTACAACAATATTTCAATATATCCAAGTCAATATTTTATACCAAGACATTATACTGGTTTAGAATATACTGGAGCATTTAAGCCTTATTGTACGCAACTTTGGGGAAGTACTCCCCAGAGTCCTTTTAACTATGCTGATTGATTTTCAGAATTTAAAAATAGTTTGTATAAGTTTAAAATCTTCTATTGAAAGAAGAAGTAATTTTGAACAAATGGCAAACCGTTTAAATTTTAAAAATTGGTCATTTTACGATGGAATAATTTCTTCCGATCACATAGAAGGTTGTGCCATGTCTCAAATTAATGTTTTAAAGGAGAATATGGATGACAACCCAGTTTTGATCGTAGAAGACGATATACAGGAAACAGAGTTTTACAAAAATACGATAGATTTATCTGATATTACGGACATGGATGCTTTGTATTTGGGATATAGTAATTGGGCAGCACATCCAATCAGAGCACAGATGAGTTTATTGTCGGGTCCATCTACATTTGTTAAAATTAAAGAATATTACAAAATAGGAAATGTCACATCTGCACACGCCATAATTTATATTTCAAAAAAATATAAACAAGCTTGCGCAGATGGGGCTTTAAAGTATCTGACGGACCCAACTGGTAACAGACATTGTGACGTAGTTTATGCAAAACTACAAAATGAATACAATGTTTTTGCAACCCCAAAACACTTTTTTTATCAAAATTGTTCAAGAAACAAAGTTTGGACAAATACACCAATAGAATAATATGA